CGACCTCATGGAGCTGCACCCCGGCGATAACGTCCTCACCGCCGACGCCGCCAGCGGCAGGGAGGGCTTGCAGGCGTCCATCTCCTTCTACCCGATGGTGGTGGGCATCCTGCCGGAGGTGATGGTATGACATTCGACGTCTTGGATGAAACGACCCTCGCCCGCCTCGGGAATATCGACGTATGGGTGTCGGTGTACTGGGATGAGTCCTACAACTCCGAAGGCAGCTTCACTCTGGAAGTCCGCCCCACCGAGGAGAACCTCTCGCTCCTGCGGGAGGGCCGCTGGCTCGTCCGCACCGACGCAGCGGTCAAAATCCCCATGCGCATCTGCCACCGCTCCAACGAGAACGAGGACGCCAACCTCGTCGTCACCGGCTACCCGGCAACGTGGATCTTCACCAAGCGGGTCTCCGCGTCGGCCATCAAGAACGAGAATGCCGAGGCCGCCATGCTGGCCCTCGCCAAGGCAGCGGCTCCGTGGCCCAAGCTGGAGGTGGCCGAGCCGAAGGGCTTTGACACCACCTTTGAGCAGCAGACCTCGGGGAATACCCTCTTCGACTACTTCAAGACGGTGGGTGCAGCCTGCGACCTGGGCTTCCGGGTGGTGCTCACTGGTAAAAACAGCGCGAAAAGACTCATGTTCGAGGTCTGGCGGCCTACTGCCGACCCCAACAACCGCTTTTCGACCAAGTGGGGCAGCCTGCGGGAGGCCGCCTGGGCCTTCGGCGACGGCAGCTATGCCAACGTGGCCCTCGTGCTGGGGGCGGGCGAAGGCAAAGACCGGGCCATGGTCTGGGCGGGCGACACCGAGGCCACAGGGGCAGAGCGCCGGGAGATGATCGTGGACGCCCGGGACATCCAGCCCGAGGACGGCGAGACCGTCAAAAGCGACAGCTACCTCAAGAAGCTGGCTGATCGGGGCGCGTCGAAGCTCCTCGAACAGCTCCGCACCGGCAGCATCGAGATGACGCTGGACGCCGACGGCCTCGAGCCGGGCGACGTCTGCTACTGCTTTCTGCCCGACCTCGGCTACAAGGCCACCGTCCGGGTGGCCGACATCATCATTCAGAGCCAGACCGACGGCACCACCCGCACCGCGCGGCTGGGTACGCCCGTCTGGTACAAGATCTAGGAGGCGATAGCTTGAGCTCCCCCGGAATTATTACCTACCCGCTGGGCGGCATCACCTATGACGCCGAGGATGCTGCGGCCTACTTTGCCGGGCGCACCAGCGGCGTTTACAGCACCGACATCGATTTCGCGGTGGCTGCTGCCGCCGATGGCAGTACCGACCTCACCGTCAGCGCGGGGCAGGCGTGGATGCACGTCAGCCGGTGGGTGGGCCTCAGCGTCACCATGCGGGAGGCCCAGACCCTCACGCTGCCCCTCGCGGACAGCTCTCTGCCCCGCATCGACCGCGTCGTGCTCCGGTACGACGCTACCAGCCGCAGCACCTCTCTGCAGGTGCTGCAGGGCGCGCCGTCCTCCGAGCCGGCAGGCCCGGACCTCTCCCGAACCGAGATGGTCTATGACCTCTGCCTCGCCGAGGTCTCCCGCCCGGCGGGCCAGACCTCCGTCTCCACCGCCGACCTCACCGACACCCGCACCGACGAAGCCCTCTGCGGCCTTATGCGGGACGGAGTGACCGGCATCCCCATGGACGAGCTGGGCCAGCAGGCATTGGCCAAGGCCAAAGAGACCGCCAAGCTTTGCGACAAGCTGCTGGCCAGTTACACCGGCGGCTATCTCGGCATCTGGCCCGTGACCCTCCCGGCGGACGGCTGGGAGAGCTGCGAGGACATGCCCGGCTACGCCTACAAGCAGACTGCCGCCCTGCGGGCCGCGAGAGAGGCAAACGTCCCCTCCGCCGTACCAACCCCGGAGACCTTCACCGTGGCGGTGGCGGCGGGGCTTGCAGGCGTCTGCGAGACCGGGGCGGGTACTGTCACCTTCTGGGCCGAGAACGTCCCGGAGGGGGGCATCCAGATGCAGGTGAGCCTGCTGGGCCAAATCGCCGACAGCAGCAGCACCGAGACCGACGACACCAGCACTCTGGGTAACACCACCCTGGGCGATATGACCTTATAACGGAGGTGCAGCATGAAGTATACCAAACATCATTTTTCCAGCGGCATGAAGATCAACCTTGCCGACGTACTCAACCGAATGGAGGACGGCATCGCAGCCGCCTGCGACGCGGCGGTGGAGGGCATCGGCAGCGTGACCACCGGCAACACACCCGCCGCCGGCATCCGGGACGGCAGGCTCTGCCTGACTCTGCCGCGCGGTCTCCCCGGCCCGCAGGGCGACCCCGGCGAGGGCCTGAGTGACAACGCCAAGGCCCTGCTGCTCTCCCTGTTGGCCGGGGAGACCGAGGATAGGGGCGCCGCCCTCAAGGCCCTCCGGGAGGAGTGGGGCCTCGCCGAGCCGGACGACACCACCCCCGAGGTCGCAGACGCGGCAGAGGAGGCGTGAGTATGGCGTTAGGAAGCGTCGCCATCAGCGGCGGCATGAGCAAGAAAACGAAAGAGAGGTTGATGTATATGGACGGTAAGCTGGTTTGGAGCGCGGTGATGGGCTCCTCGGGCGGCACGAGCGCAAAGGCTCCGGATACGGTGGACTATCTGGTGGTCAAGTCTGTGTCCTCAGCTTTATCGTCTGGTAGCTCGACGAGTCCCGGTGCAACCGAAGTAAGAGTCGCGCGGGGTGGCTCTGCCGCGATCAGTTCTGCGCAATACAATAGAGACTCTACTTATACGAGCTACGTTACCGTCACGTTCGCGAGCGATGGCACCATTCGGCTCTCGTACCCCAGCTACAATCTCGGTAGCTGCATCTCTGTCGAGGGGTATCAGTACCTCTGACAAAACAAAAAGCAGCCCCCACCCGAGGCTGCTCAAAAGAAAGGTCGTGTTCTCTATCGCTATCAAAGAATATTCCATGTCCCGGGACTCCACCCGGCAGCTCTCGCCCAGCTTCAAGGTGCGGGAGTTTGCCTGCAAGGGCAGCGATGTCGTGCTCCTCGACGAGGAGCTTGTGGTGCTGCTGCAGTGCATCCGGGAGCACTTCGGAAAGCCGGTACATATCACCAGCGGCTACCGCACCGCTGCCCACAACGCCGCCGTCGGCGGCAGCAAGTCGAGCCAGCACCTGCTGGGCCGGGCAGCGGACTTCTACGTTGAGGGCGTGGACGTGGCCACGGTCGCCGCCTACGCCGAGACCCTGCTGCCCGCCCGGGGCGGCATCGGGCGTTACCCGAAGGACGCCGCCCACCCGAAGCGCAGCACCGGCTGGGTGCATATCGATACCCGGGCGGGCAAGAGCCGGTGGAAGATGTAAAAAGACGCTGAAACTGGTACTGCTGTTACAATAGGAAAGCGGCCCTCTCCCGGAAAAGGGAAGAGGGCCGCTTTCCTGCAGCAACGCCCCCGCTGGTGGAAACACCGGCGGGGGCGTCAGGTTTATGAATCGGCGCGCAGGAGGTCGGCGGGTCTGATGTGCAGGATGTCGCAGAGTGCAAAGAGATTATCTGTTTTGGGCATCCCGGCGCCTCGCTCATAATAACCGATCGTGCCGATGGTGACACCAAGCTTCTCCGCAAGCTCCAGCTGCGTCAGCCCGGCGGCCTGCCGTGCCTCGCGGATGATACGGGCAGATTCGGGGTGGCTGCGGGTGGCCATAAAGAATCACCTCTTTTGCTTATTGTGTCTTGATAATATCACATAAAATCTAAAAAGCAAGAAAAAATATCTTGGGAGGATTCGAGAAGATGCTGATATCTAAGCGCCCTAAAAAGACACAAACGACCCGCCGAAGAATGCAGGAGGGAGGCGGAAAGGCTCACACCCGAGCCAGAAGCTCTGCGGGCGTAAATGCCATAACGCTGCTTTTGGTGAAGTCCCGGACATTGCGGGTAATGATGTAGTTGGCATGGATTCGCTCAGCGGTGACGCTCTGAACTGCATCTTCAAAATCAGCCCAATGCAGCGCAGCCGCTTTAGACACGTCGGCAGAAGTGAGGTCTGCAAATTCGAAGATCAAGCCGAGCCGCTGGAGAACATCTTCGATTTTCTCCGGCGTAAGCTGTTTGCGCATGATGTAGACCAAATTCGCAAACGTCAGCGCAGAGATATACCCCTTTGCCTGCTCAGTTTCGCAGAGCTTCCAGACAAGAGAGGATTCTTTGACGAACTCGGGACGGTTCAGCAGAACATCCAGAATGATATTTGCGTCAATCAGTAACACCATACTTTTCTGCCAGCCTTTCCGATTTTGCTTCGTCAAGCTCAATATCGCCGTGCAGGATGCCGGTCAAAGAGTCCGTCAGATAAGACACCGCAGCCCCCTTCGGGATGAAACGCCCAACTTCGCGCCCGTTTTTCGTGACGATGATTTCCTGACCGTTCAGAACCAGATTCAGGTAGCGTCCAAAATTATTCTGCATTTCCGTTGCAGTAGCAGTTGCAGCAATCATAAAGGCACCTCCTTGTTTTAGCTATTTTTAGTATACTCCATAATAGCTAAAATATCAAGAGAACGTGCAAAAAAGCAGGGAAGAGAGCGGCGGTTCGAATGAACAAAAAATAGAAGTGCAACCAGAACATAAGAAAACCGCCCAGATTCTGACGAACCTAGGCGGTTTTTGGTGGAGCGGGCAATGGGAATCGAACCCACCTCCTCAGCTTGGAAGGCTGATATACTAGCCGATGTACGATGCCCGCATATTCTGTTTTGCCGGGATGCAAGCAGTATTATAGCATGATTCGCGGCAAATGTCCAGCATTTTTTGCCCAAAGTGCATAAGGAGAAGAAACCTTTGCCGCTGAGCTGGCGTTTGCCTGTTTACTTTGGAGCAGTTTTATTGTAAAATAGACAGGAGATAAAAACGGCAGCGCACAGCGCGGCCAAATCTGATACAGGTGGTGTATGTTATTATGGCATTGAAATATCAGCGTATCCTTCTGAAGATCAGCGGCGAGGCCCTCGGCGGCGAAAAGGGGACCGGTTTCGACGAGCCGACCATGGACGCGATCTGCGGCGGCGTAAAGAAGGCCCATGAGCTGGGCGTTCAGATCGGCATCGTCGTGGGCGGCGGCAACTTCTGGCGCGGCCGTTCCAGCGGCAAGATGGAGCGCACGCTGGCCGATAAGATCGGTATGCTGGCAACGGTGATGAACGCACTGGCCGTCTCCGACAAGCTGGAGCAGCTGGGCGTGCCGACGGAGGTGTTCACCTCCATCACCATGCCGCAGGTGGCCCCGGCCTTCACCCGCAAGGATGCGCTCCGTGCGATGGACGCGGGCAAGATCGCCATCTTTGGCGGCGGCACCGGCAACCCCTTCTTCTCCACCGACACGACCACGGCCCTGCGCGCCGTTGAGGTCAGCGCCGACATCATGTTCAAGGCCACGATGGTGGACGGCGTCTATGACAAGGACCCCCACAAGTACCCCGACGCAAAGAAGTACGAGACCCTTACCTTTACCAAGGTGCTGGAAGACCGTCTGGCTGTTATGGACGGCACTGCCGCCACCCTCTGCCGGGACAATAAGCTCCCCATCCTCGTGTTTGACCTGGCCGACCCCGACAACATCGCCCGCGCCGTGCAGGGCGAGAATGTGGGCACGCTGGTCTACGAGGGCTGAGCATACCGCCCCGCTTCCGACAATAGAATATCCCAGACGCCTTTTCGCGGCTGGTGAGAATTGATAACAAACAGGAGACAAGGACAATGAGCAGCAACACCAAGGCATTCGAAGACAAGATGAAGAGCGCAGTCGAGCATCTGGAGCGCGAGCTGAAGACCGTGCGCGCAGGCCGCGCCAACCCCGGCGTTCTGGACAAGGTGACCGTGGATTACTACGGTTCTCCCACGCCCATCCAGCAGGTGGCTTCTGTGGCTGTCAGCGAGGCCCGCACCCTGACCATCACCCCCTGGGACCGCACCCTGCTGCGTGCCATCAGCAAGGCCA